GGAACAGCAGAACCCATAGCGAGGCACAGGTAGCACAGATCGCTGGCAGCATCCGAGAGTTTGGCTTCACGAACCCAGTGCTGATCGACGGAGAGAATGGCATCATCGCCGGTCACGGTCGCATCATGGCAGCGCAGAAGCTCGGACTCGCCGAGGTGCCGTGCATCAGGCTCGATCACCTCACAGAGACGCAGCGCAAGGCTTACGTCATCGCTGACAACAAGCTGGCACTCAACAGCGGATGGGATGATTCAATGCTTGCGCTGGAGTTGTCAGACCTGCGGGAGTTGGATTTTGATTTATCGCTGACAGGATTCACCGATGAGGAACTCGGGCAGTTCGATGTGGAAGAAGCGGGAATGCCAGAGCTATCAAGCGACGACAAGCAACCGTTTCAGCAAATGACATTCACCGTGCATGACGAGCAAGCCGAGGAAATCAAGGCGGCTATGGATCGAGCCAAAGGCATGGGACATGGCGATTCAGCAGTCAACGAAAACAGCAATGGCAATGCCTTAGCGTTCGTTTGTCAATCATTTAACCGGACTACCCCATGAGCGCGAAGGACATCATCGTCAAACCTATAAGTTCGCAAGATGCTGCGCGCATCGTGAAGGCTTGCCACTACTCGGGCAAGGTAGTCCAAAATTCACAGCTTCACTTCGGCGTCTTTCTCAACGGAAAGTGTGGGGGGGCGATGCAATTCGGACCGTCGCTCGATAAACGGAAAATACAGGGACTCGTCGATGGCACGGGATGGAATGGGTTCATTGAACTCAATCGCATGGCATTTGCCGACTGGCTCCCGCGCAATTCGGAAAGTAGAGCGATCGCCGTTGCGATGCGATTGATTCGCAAGGCGTATCATCATATCGAATGGGTGGTGAGTTTTGCGGATGGAACGCAATGTGGCGACGGGACGATCTACCGAGCAAGCGGGTTTGTGCTGACTGGGATCAAAGAGAACACGCAGATATGGGAAGCTCCATCCGGTGAAAAATTTTCCCGAATGTCGCTAACCGACGGAAGAAGCAAGCAAGAACAAGCGCAAGCTCGCAAAGTTGTCTCACGCTCATCTATGACCATGAAGGGCAAAAACGGCGGAGGAAACATACGTCGAGAACTAGCCGCTGAAATGGGATCAAAAGAAACGGGCGGTGCATCCATGAAGCAATTCTCAGACGCTGGATGGAAACCACTCCCCGGCTTTCAACTCCGCTACATCTACTTTCTCAACCCAGAAGCAAAATCGCGCTTGACAGTTCCGATTTTACCGTTTAGTGAAATTGATCGTCGCGGCGCGGGAATGTATCTCGGCAAACCAAAACGCGCGGAAAGCATCGCAGTCGATGCGCCTTGCATCCAGCAGGGAGAGGGCAGTGCAAGTCTGACCTCCGCGCTCCAATCCGACGACTCATGAGTGAAAAACCAAAAAAAGCAGGCAGACCAAAGCTAGAGATCGACGGTGACCTTGTCGAAAAGCTCGCAGGCATCGGATGTCCAAACAAAGAAATCGCGGCAATCGTGGGATGTTCGGTGGACACGCTTGACCGTCATTTTGCGGACGTAATTGCAAAAGGGCGTGAGAATGGCAAAACTCGACTCCGTAAAAAGCAGATCGAGGTTGCACTCGCTGGCAATGTGACGATGCTCATTTTCCTCGGGAAAAACATGCTCGGACAGGCAGACAAGCAGGAGATCAGCGGACCGGATGGATCACCAGTCATGCAGCTACCACTATCAGTTGAGCAAGACAAAAACCTTTCTACCCTCGTGGAAATCGCACGGGCAAAGGCGAAGAAATGAGTCCGACCGAGTTCTGCATCCGAGTCTTGGGAATCACGCCATACCTTTGGCAGTGCGAAGCCATGGAGTCGGTGGCGATGGAACAGCCGACCAGCGTGGTCGCAGCGAACGGCAGCGGCAAAACGGCGCGCCTTGTGGCACCGCTCGTGCTTTGGTTTCTGCATGAGTTCCCGCGTGGGCAGTGCATCTTCACGAGTGGATCATGGATGCAGATTGAGAAACAGCTCTGGGGTGCCGTCAAAGTCTACCAGCACCGGTTCCCGCATTGGCGTTTCATGTCCGAGGAGCTTCGCACACCCGAGGGTGGCTATGCTTTCGGATTCTCGACCGACAACCCGGGACGAGCGGAAGGACATCACCCGAAGATCGGCGGAGACGTGGATCCAGTATTCCTGATCATCGACGAAGCCAAGACGGTGCCAGACGCTATCTTCGAAGCGTTTGACCGATGCACGCGGAAGTTCGAGCTTTGGGTGTCATCACCTGGAGCGCCGCGGGGTCAATTCTACGATTCGTTCCATAAGAACTCCAGCCTCTACAAGACGATCCGCGTGCCATCGACAGACTGCGCACACATCAGCGCTGAGAAGCGCGAACTGGATCGCCTGAAATATGGAGAATCTCATCCGCTCTACCGCTCAAAGCATCTCGCCGAGTTCACCGAGGACTTCGACCGCTTGGTGCTAGCTCCTGACCTTTTGCGCAACGCACTGGACATTCAGCCAAAGCCAGCGCCGTTCGGAGAAGTAGTGGCATTCTGCGACTTCGCGGCAGGGCGAGACGAAAACGTTCTGGCAATCCGACGCGGCAATCACGCACGCATCGTGAAGGCATGGCAGGAACGAGACACAGTGCAGGCAGCGCGGGAGTTTATACGAATGTTTGAAGCCGAAGGACTAAGCGCTGGGCAGGTATGGGGAGATGCAGACGGACTAGGCACAGGCTTCTGCGACCAGTTCGCTGAGCTTGGATGGCACATCAACCGCTTCCACGGCGGCAAGCCTGCGAGTGAAAAAGACGAATATGCGAATCTGATTGCGCAGGTCTGGCACGTTGCCAGTCGCGAGCTGGAGCGCGGGAGAATACACGTCGGCGAACTCGATCCGATGACGTTCTCACAGATCACCACGCGGAAAAGCGAATGGAACGAGACAGGCAAGTTGAGAGTCGAATCGAAGGAAAAGATGGCAGCGAAAAGCATGAAGTCACCGGACCGTGCCGACGCATTGCTTGCTTGCATTGCACTTGGTAGTCGCATCAGCGGAGCCATGACGGGGGCAGCATCAGTTACCACATCACGGAACACATTCGCCAGTCGAACGGTTCGAGGGTTTAACGCTCTGTAAATTTGAGCTTGCCATTGGCTCTGTGACGTGCTATTGCCATGCTCACCATGACCGCAGACGAACGAAAGGGCATCGTAGCGCCTTTGCCAGCTTCCTACCGCACGCAGGACTATGACCTCGCCAATGTAACACCCGAGCAGGTGCGCAGCATTCTACGCAACGTGCGCACCGGCAGGCTGGAGGATCAGGATCGACTTTTCCGAATGATGGTCGATTCTTGGTCGCGTCTGCGTAAGTGCATCAACGAGATCGCAGGCAACGTCACGGCGCTCGACATCGAGATCAAGCCAGGTATTCGCGAAGGTGCCGAGGAACCAACACCGCAGGCATTGCAGATCCACGAAACAGTAGAACGAGCGCTTGAATCATATGCTCCACGCCCAAGCCATTGGGAACTGGACACCAAGGGCATGATGCGTGCGCTGATCGACGCCTACGCAAAAGGAATCAGCGTCGTGGAAATCATCTGGCACACGGAAAACGGAATCGTTTCGCCACGTTGCTACGCTCCAGTGCCTGCCAAATATCTCGCCTATCCATCGGCATCGAATGAGATCGACAGGCTGATGATGGCACCGAACGGCGTCAACTACGACACGCTCATTGACTTCCCGCCTGACAAGTTTCTGATTGCAATCTGGCAGCAAGGAGGCTGTCATCCAATCCATTCGGCAAACCTCCGAGCACTCACGAAGTTCTGGCTCGGTGCGATCTATGGTCTCGGATGGTTCATGCAATACGCGCAGTTGTATTCGATCCCATGGCGACATGCTGAGACGGACGGAAGCGACGAGGCGATGATGAAAGCGCAGGAGATGCTGGAGAACATTGGAACGAGTGGCTATGCAGTCACTGGACCCGGGGTCAAGTTCTCAATCATGGACGGCATCAAGGGCGGCGAATCTTTGCCACAGGTGGCGCTCATGAACGAATCGGACAAGGCATGCGATATTCTCATGCTGGGGCAGACATTGACCACAGACGTGGGTGACAGCGGAAGCCGAGCGCTTGGTGACGTGCATGCTACGGTCCGCGGCGACATTCTGCAAGCGGTCGCGACATGGATCGGGCAGGTCATCACCACACAGTTGATCCCTGCCATCGTGCGGATGAACTACGGTGCCGGCATCGCCAGCGAGGACATGCCCTATGCTGAAATCGTCATTCCGAAGCCAAAGGATGAGAAGGCAATCGCAGAGCGCATCAAGATCGTCACGAAGGACATCGGGCTTCCAGTCTCGAACAAATGGATCTACAACGAACTCGGCATTGCTGAACCGCAAGAAGGCGAGGCGCTTTTCGGCGAAGTCGAAGATCCGCTTCCGTTGCTGCCAGAAATCACCGAGGCTGCACGCGCTGACATTGACCTGCGACCGACCGAGGACATGGCGAAGGCAGCGCAGGACGCGCTTGAAATCCGCAGACAGAAGCCAGCCTCAGAGCGCGGTATGACATCGGTCGGCATCGCACGAGCAAGAGACATCTCCAATCGTTCCGAGCTATCGGCTGAGACGGTGAAGCGCATGGTGTCATTCTTCGCTCGCCATGAGATCGACAAAAAAGGCGAGACATGGGATGAGAAAGGCAAGGGCTGGCAAGCATGGAACGGCTGGGGCGGCGATGCTGGCAGAGAGTGGGCAAACGCAAAGCTCAAACAAATCGAAAATGACCGATGAACAGATGCGTGAGGTCGCGGGGCAATGGCTCTCGCCGGTGGATCAGATCTTTGCTGACCTGATCGACAAGAGCTATACCATGACCGCAGGCGCATTTCAAATCGAAGTTGAGCAAGTCATCGAGCGCATTCCGCAGTTATTTTTCCTACTCGACAAACGAGCGCTTGAAACGTCGCTGGAGAATGAGATCGGCGCGGCAATCGTCAAATCACTAGAGCGCGAACTATGAAAATCACAATCACAGCCACAGGACTCGACCCAGTAAAGGCGTCGATGATTCGATTGCAATCGGCATCGGTGCGAAAGATAGCTGTGATGACTGGAGCGCAGGACGCTCTGGAAGTCGTCGAAAAATACTACAACATGGGCGGATCGAAGCTTTGGGAAAATCCATCGCTTCCGACACATGGACCAGGACGCAAGAAAACGCAGTGGTGGCGAAAAGTGGCTGGCTCATGGTCAATCATGGGCGCTAGCGGATCAGGCGTGACACTACGCAGCAAGGGTGCCATTGGATTCTCGCACAAAGTCACTGGCGGGACGATCACCGCCCGACGTGCAAAGTTCCTCACGATCCCCATCGTGCCAGAAGCGCACGGTCTGACAGCTCGGACGTATAGCAAAACCATCGCACCGCTATTCGCCGTCAAAGGTATCCTAGCGCAGGTAGATGAGAACTCACCAACTGGTATTAAGCCAGTATTCTTGCTCAAGAAATCAATCACTCAGAAACCATGGCAAAACGCTCTGCCACCTGAGAAAACCTATCTCGATGCGTTCACGAATGGAGCGCTTGAAAGCATAATCGCACAGATCGAGGGAGCTACTTAAAAAAAAGCAATTACAAGCCAGAATCGGGTGGTAATCTTCTATTCGAAATGGCGAACGAAATCATCAGTGCATCATTCCAGACCGAAGTGGAAGCTTTGGCTGAGAGCATTGTATATCTCCCTGAAGGCGAGCATGAAATCCATGCTACCGTGAACGGCAAGCCTGCCAAACGCAAGGTGAAGGTCGATGAGTCGATCCTGGCTTCATTCACGAACGACCTGCAAGCTCGCCAATCTCGCAACGTTCGACCATTCGCAGGCTTCGATCACAAAGCCGGTCCTGCATCATTCATCCCGAAGGAATTCCGATATGAATCAGGCGTCGGTCTGGTTCTCGACATCGAATGGACACAAGCAGGCAAGAGCGCCGTCGAAGGCAAGGACTACTCCTATTTTTCCCCGAACTTTCTACTCGCCAACGGCACGCCAGCAGGTCTGCCGACACACGGCGAGATCGGTTCGCTCGTTAACGAGCCAGCATTCGAGGCGATGGAAAAGATCGCTGCATCATACAACGAAACCAATATGGACATCAAACCACTAATCGACCTTGGACTTGTTGCCGAGGATGTAGACCCTGAGAAAGCAATGGAAATTGCTAAGCTCGAAATCGAAGCCATGAAAAGCAAGATCGCTGAGATCGAAGCTGGATACATGACCAAGGAAGCCGACGCAGTGCAAGCTGCTGCCAACCATGCGACCGAGCTTGAAACAGTCGTTGCATCGCGTGACGCACTCGCTAGCGAAGTGGAAACGCTCAAAGCATCACTTGCTGAGATCGAGGACAAAGCTGCTGACAGCGTGATCGACGAGGCTGTCAAAGCTGGTCGCATCGCTCCGCAAGATGAAAAAGCCAAATCGTTCTGGAAGGCACAAATCAAAGCCGACAAGAGCAATCTTGAAATTCTCAACGCCATCCCAGCCAAACCAGTGAACGGTGAAACCGTTCTCGCCGGTAAAGCTGAAGAAGGCACCAAACAAACCGAACTCAAAGGACTCGCACTCGTCGAAGCATCCTTCAAAGCTCAAAACCAATCTCACTAAACAAACAATACTATGCCCAACAACCTAACTCTGTTAGACCTTGCCAAGCTCAACGGACATGATCCCATCGTCGGTCTGATTGAGGAAGTCGCCAGCGCCTCACCTGAGGTAACAATCATCCCAGCACGCACGATTCGCGGCACGTCCTACAAGACAGTGACCCGCAACAGTCGCCCGAGCGTTGCATTTCGTCAAGCCAACGAAGGCACGGATGCAACCAAGTCGAATTTCACTGAACGTCTCGTTGAGTGTTTCATCCTCTCCGCTCGCGTTGAAGTCGATAAGGCTGTTGCTCGCGGTTACGAGGACGGCGCCGAGGCTCTCCAAGCCATCG